CCCCTGACAATGAAAGACAGTAGTCCCAAAATGCTTGGAGACTTGTATGACCAGAAGAGTGCTTTTGCTAAAAAACTCGGTTACTCTAATGTAGCAGAAGCTATTGGAAAAATGGGAAAAGAGCAATTCAATAAACTTTTTGAAGAAAGGAACTGATTATGATTAAATCATCAGTCATAGACAAATTATACGAAGCCGACCTGTGCCAAGCCATTGGTAGGGTCTATACCGATGCTTCTTATAAGATACGTAACAACGGTACTTCCGAGGGCTTCTCTCCTTTCAAAAACGAACGCACCCCCAGCTTCAAGGTTTCCAATGTAAAAAATATATGGAAAGACTTCGGTTCGGGCAAAGCAGGTACGAGCATTATCGACTTTATCCAAGCCTATAAGGGTGTTGATTTCCTTGAGGCGGTAAAAATTGCCTGCGAAACCCTCAACATTCCTATAGAATACGAAAAAGAAACCGACGAGCAAAAAGAAAAGCGCGCTCAAAAGCAAAGCCTTACACAAATACTCAAGAAAACTGCCGAAATATACCGGCAGAATTTTGTGAGTTTGCCCCCCGAGAGTGAAGCCAAGAAGTATATGCTTAGTCGTAATTTTACCGATGAGATTGTGGAGAACTTCGGTATTGGCTATGCTTTGGCAGGCTTGTACGAGGCTTTCAAAGAGCAGGCTATCGTGAGCGATGGCGAAGCATTAGGTCTGTTGCGCAAAAATTCCCAAGGTAATTATTACGACTTCTTCAAGGGGCGTATTATCTTCCCTATTACCGACAAGTACGGGCATTGTGTAGGCTTTGGAGGCAGATGCGTAGGGGCGAATGGCAATTCGCCCAAATATCTGAACAGCCCCGAATCGGCTATATTCAACAAGTCGGAGTTATTGTACGGCTTTCATTTGGCGCGTAACACCATTGCCAATACAGGCGAGGTGTATTTGGTAGAAGGCTATACCGATGTAATGCGTATGCATCAGATAGGTTTCACCAATACCATAGCTACCTTGGGAACGGCTCTCACGTCACAACACTTGGCTCAGCTGAAGAAACTTTGTAGCAAGGTGATTATCTTCCGCGATAGTGATAGTGCAGGGCGTACTGCTGCCGAGCGTGATTTACAGCTGATATTGCAGGCGGGTTTGTTTGCCGAATTGGTAGTAATTCAATCAGAAACCAAAGAAGATCCCGACAGTATAGGGCAACGCTCTGAAGCAGTAGAAATTATCAAAGCCTCACGCACCGATGCTATAGTGCACCTTATTGGCGAAGCCTACCGCGCTGCTCTCGACCGCTATACCGAGAAGCACGGAGAAAGTAAAAAGGCTCTGCTATTACCCGAAGATAAAAAAGCCCTCACCGATTTAGCATCTAAGCTCGTAGGCTGTATTCCTGATGATACTACTCGTGAAGCATATGTGGAGCAAATCAAAGAGTTATTTAAAATTAAGATAACTTCAAAATCCGAAAAGTCTGAAAAGCAATATCTCAAGACACCAGAGATAATTATTGATATGGAAGAAAAGGACTCTCACCTTAGTAGACCAGTAGGCGAGGGCGACGGTTCTCTCGACTTCTATCTCTTCCCTGACGAAGTAGAAAACCCTTACCTCTATAAGAGTGAAATCATTGAGTACGGACTATTCCAACATAAGAACCGCATCTATACATCAGTAGGTAAAGAAGGTAAAGAGTACTTTATGGCTATATCTAATTTTTCTATTGAGATTGTACAACATATGCAGGACGAGCAGTTTCCAATGAAGCTCATTCGTATCTGTAATGTGCATAACACCGAAAAGATTTTTGATGTGATTTCAGATAAAATAAACACGCTCCCGTCGTTCAAGAATGTAGTTACTTCTTATGGTAACTTTTCTTTTTCGGGAACAGCCTCGCAGCACGAACGCCTGTTGCGTTACCTGTTCGACCGTATGGGTAACGGACGAAAAATAGATGTATTAGGTTGGCAACCTGAAGGATTCTGGGTGTGGAACAACAAAATAGTGATACCAGGGGAACGCGAAGAGCTCATTAATAAAGAAGGACTCTTTAAGCTGAATAACGAGAGTTACTATATACCGTCGGCGAACAGAAACTACGACAAGAATATCTATAAATACGGTGCACAAAAAAAATTCAAATCATTTGACACTACAATGAGTATTCCTAACTATTTTCGACAAGTGTATAAGGTACATCGTGGGTATGCTATTACAGGTATCCTATTCGGTATAGGTTCGCTCTTCCAAGATATCGTGGTGAGCTGTACAGGCTTCTTCCCAATATTATTCTATTTTGGACCAGCTTCTACGGGTAAAGATAACATCTGCGAAGCAATACAATCATTTACAGGAGTACCTCAAACCGCTATACAATTGGAGGGTGCAGCCTCCACCATCAAAGCGCAGATACGAGAGTTTGCTCAATTCAGCAATGGTATCTCGCAACTCTCGGAGTACAAGCGAGGCAACCCACAAGTAGACGGTATCATCAAGGGTTTATGGGATAGACGTGGTTACAAGCGTGGGTCAATTGAGAGCAAAGTGGCGGTAGACGAAGTGCCTATCATCAGCTCTACCATACTAACAGGGAATGATTACCCCAGTGCAGAAGCTCTTATCTCACGCCTTATTTGGGAAGAGATGGAGAGCAGAGATTTCAGCGAGGAGGAGAAAAAGGAATACGATAAACTTAAAGATGTTGTTCGTAAAGGAATTTCGGGTATATCCGACACATTTATTAACCAGCGCGCTTTTTTTGAAGAACGTTTTCTCGACACTTACCGCGTGAATAAAATTGCCTTGGGAAAGCTTGAGAAATTGCAAAACTTGCCAACCCGTATTATCGATAATTTAGCAGTATTGCATACCATATATAATATATTCGAGTCACAACAGTTCTTCCCATTTGGAAAAGCAGATATGATAAGTCATTTTGAGCAGATAGTGGAGAACCAACGTCGCAAACTCGATACCGACTCTCCTATCAATAAGTTTTGGGATTGTTTTCTATCGTGTATGCGCTTAACTCAGGGGGAGACATTAAGGATAGATGTAAATATAAGAGAGGAAGGAGGACTCTTAAAATTCAACTTCACGACTGTGTTCAGTATCATTCAGAGACAATGGTTTGTACAGAATCGCGAAGCTGCACCTTCAAAAGCTGAAATGAGAAAGCTCATTAAAGAATGTGAAGCTTATAGAGATGAAGTGAAGAGTATTCGCTTGAATATGGATATCAATAGCCCGACCAGTGCTTTCGTGATAGACTTGAATAAAATAGTTATCAAACAAGAACTAATGGCAGAAATAGAATTACAGCGTATACGAAACCCGAGAGCTAACAACAATAATATTCCGGAAGCAATAGAAAATGAAGATGATTTACCATATTGATTATTTTTTTTTTGAAAAACACAATTTGTAGCTAAAAACCCCTGAAAATTTTTCCTACATTTCCTACAAAGGTTTATTTGTTTTTAAATCAGTAAATTAAGTAGTAAAATCACGTAGGAAAGTATGTAGGAATTGTAGGAAAGCGTAGGAAAGTTTTTTTACTTTCCTACAAAATCCTACAAGATTCTACAAAAAAAATGATTACTACAACATACAAAGTATTGAAAAATAACGTCTTAACTCCTTTGTAGTATTTGTAGGAAATGTAGGAAAAAAAAACGCCACTTTTTTGTAGAAAAACACTTTTTTTCAAAAAAATGCGTTTTCAATAGATAAAATATTATAGTAAATAAAATTCGTATAAGCTTTATTTATATTAACAGTTTGTCATACCTGACACCTAAACCCTAATACCTAAACCCTAAAATGGAGTACTTTTTTAAAATATTAACAAATATGAAAGTAGAGTCGGTATACCTGCACAAGAACAATTGTGTAGCAATGGGGCTCTATCGTCAAGGGAATTTGGTAGGAGGATTGCTCCCTGCTGGTAGCCCACTCGACCTCTCGGAATATATTAAATACCTATATGATATATTCCCCGAGCAGAAAATAAACCTACCTATGTACAAGTGTTTGAATGTGACTATTACCTACGCCAATGACGGCTGGGGAAAATTCTTGCACAATGAAGAATTACTATGCGATCCACAGGGAAAGAAAAAGAGTTTTATTAGTAAACCACTACTCTGTATTGAGCCTATCATCACGCACTTTAAGAAGAGTAATGCTTATATTGCTGCTCTCTACTGGCACCAATACTTGGTAGGATTGTGCAATGTGCCTGTAACGAAGACAACAAAGTCACTTAACTTGAAAGACTTTGCCCCTTACCTATATACAATATATCCAAAAGACATCAATGAGCTGGATACCTTTGTAGAGAAGAATACTGCGATTGAATATTTCTACAACGACGAAATGATAATTAGCAAATTAGAAAATTAATATGATAAACATTACCTTACAACTACCTATTTACCTTATTAAGTATATGCGCACGCTTTACAGCGAGCCTTACGTACCTAAATCGGACGACGAAATGGGTATTTATATCCTCAACATTTTGCAGCGTAAAACAAACGTATCAGAATACCAATACAGGGAACGCAAAAATACGCTACACCCTTATCAGCTTAGCATTAGTATGAGTTGTTACGAGAAGCGAGGTTGTATAATACCGACCGAGAAGAATGCCCTTATAGTGAAGTTTGTCGACAGTCATTTTCGGAAAGAACTATTTCGCAACGCCGTGCTGAACAACTATTACTACTGTATACCCTACCGTACCAGTATACTTAACTCCTTGCAAGCCTACAATATTACTGAAAGTGAACTCTCTTACGAGACCATTCGCAAGGATTTTAACCGAAAAAAAAATGAAATAGAAAAACGATTATTAAAATGAACGCTTTACACCTCACCATTAATAAAAAATGGTTTGATATGATACTATCGGGTAAGAAGACCGAAGAGTATCGAGAAATCAAACCATATTACAACCTTCGCCTTATTGGAAAAGAGTACGACACTGTCGTATTTCGCAATGGGTATGCCTCCAACGCTCCTCAATTTACCATTGAATTGAAAAGTATAACACCAAGCACAGGAAGACCCGAATGGGGAGCAGAAGAAGGTAAAACCTACTTTGTGCTATACTTAGGAAAGATTATTAATACTAAAAATATCAACAAATGAGAACAGAAATTAAAGAGGGAGCGTTTATATATTGCTCTAAGGATAATATGCCATATAAACTTATGGGCGTTATTACTGAAGATGGTTTGAACTTATATCTAAAATTAATAAGAGATTGCTTCGTATTTGAAGGAGTAAGGTATGAATTTAGAGAAGTTTATGATGTAACTACATCACTTATTAGTTATAAAGAAACAGAGTTTAAGAACTTGAAGTTTAAATTAGAATTCAAGAACTCGTGCCACTTATCCAAGAGGGGGCAAAGTAAACAATATTTTTGAAAAAATGCTTACCCAACGCTATGAAAGAAAGTAAAAAAGGGGTCAGGTGTCAGGTGCCAGGTGTCAGTTCGGCAACGTCCGACACGTCATTTGTCATTCCTCATTCGTCATTAAACACCTGCCCCCACAAGCATAAAGAACTCCGCACCCTTGCTCACTATGTTACAGTAGAAGTAACAGCCTTATTTTGCAAGGACTGTGGCAAGCAATTAACAAAAGAAGAGTGGAATGTATAATAATTTAAACATAAATACAATGGAAATAGACGATTATGATGTAAGTTACTCCTCAATCTGCGAAAGGATTAACGGAAAACCTCAAGTTGCAAAAAAAGAGCTATTGCGTTTGTGCAATATGACTGTAAAAGCAGAAGAAAAAGTTAAAAAATTAGAAGAGGAACTAAGTGAAGCAAAAACTGATGTAAGATTTTTTAAAAAAGGCATATACAACACCTTTCATTACTTCCGCAATCAAATTAGCAAACTACCCTCCTCTGTTATCCTCCGTGAAGGAAAGACGATATACATCATTAAGTACTTCGATGAGGATAACATTACAATAAATGTTGAAAAGGAAAGTTTTTAATTACTAAAACACAAAAAAATGAACACCGAAAATTACCCCACTTGGCTTATACCATTAGAGATAGCCAAGGAACTCAAAGAAATAGAATTTAATGAACCTTGTAATCATTATGTGCGAATTAGTAATGACGATATAAAATTAAAAATTAACCATAGTAGTATAGTACGCAATGTGCATTCTACCACTTGGATATTAAGGAAGGGCACACGTTTAGCCACTTTGCAAAGAAGTACGAGAAAGCACGAGAAGGACTGGTGATGAAACTAATTGAAGTACATAAGGAATTTGGTAATAACATTAAAAGATTCGACTAATGAAGAACAGGAATAACAAAGTTTTAGCGTGCATAATAGCACCAATAGTAATATTCATATTATTGTATCTGATGTTCGCTTTTATTACAGCAGAATTTGATTTCAGAGAATGGGGAGCTCACCTAAGGGCAGTTATAATTATAATTTGGCTTATATTTTCCACATTAATAATAGTCACAAGTTTAGATAATTAACAAGATAACATTAGATGATTGATTAAAAAATCAAGAGGCAAAGACATTTTTTCATTCCTTGCCTCTTTTTTTTTGCAAAAAATATTGTATGTAAAACATTGATTATATAGCAGTTATATACTTTTGTTACAGATGTAACAAAATAAATGAAAAAAAATATGCAAAAAACTTGCGCAATTAAAAACGTTGCCTTATCTTTGTACCGTAAAATTAAAACAAGAACAATTATTAACATTTAAAACTCAAAGAAAATGAAAGTTACAATTAAAGACATCTACAACCAAGTATCTTACATCAACCCAAGTGTATCAACTGTCAGCTCAATTGGTAGTTTTGTAGAAGAAGTCAATCGCCAAGTTGCTAATTCTTTCAGAAGTAAATTAATGGCATACTTACCTACATCATCATTAGCTTACAAAATTATTTCTGAAAATTTAAAAGATTTTTTCAGTGAAAAACAAATGTGGGTAATTGCTTACGAATTACAGAAGAATGCTGAATACGTAGCTAAGTTACAAGCAGAATTAGAAGTTGAAGAAAGAAGAGCTGAAGCCAAAGCAGCAGCAAGTAAAGCAAAATTGAACGCTAACAAAGAAGCAAGCCAAGAAGTACTTGATTTTGTAAAATCAAACAAAAAACTTTTAAAAGATTATTACACTTTTGTAAAAAAGAATAAAAAATACTCTAAAGAGTACTACTCTAAGAAATTCACCTTAGAGAGTGCAACCGAATTTGTAAATTTAAAATAAGTATTAACATTTAAAACATTTAGAACGATGAAATTAGAATTTTACACCACAAAACGCTACACTTACATCGTAGCTGATAATGCTACTTTTCAAAAGAAAGAGCAGGGTTACCCACAAGTTAATGAAGTGCCTTTTGAAAAGATAGATACGCAAAATTTTACCGAAACCCCATATTTTGTAACATTCATTGATGTATCGGGTGAAATTACCAACGAAAATCTAAAAGAAGCGTACACTAAATTCTGCAATTTCTGCAAGAGAAAAAACGAAGCAAAGAAAATTCAGAATGAGAAAGAAAAGCAAGATTTAGAAGCTGATTTTCGCACTCTCGAAAATGAAATTAAAGAAGGTAAGGTATTTGAGGCTAATATAGATAACCTCAGTAGAATATTGTATTATCTTAACTCTATGAATTGGGGAGTATGGCAATTGCCTAAGATGTCGGTAGGTTATAGTGCACACCAGTACGATGACAATGGGCGCAATGTTACCACAATTACTCTTGATAAGCCAATAAAATACTTTGATGAAATGGTTAGTAAATTCAAAGTAGGTGGTAGTCGTAATTTTTTACCAAAATATAGAGTTATAAGATGACAATAAAGCCCCTAATGTAGTGTTAGGGGCTTCACTTTGTAAAATTAAAACAAGTCTAACGATTTAAACAACCCTTAGAAATGAGGGGCAAAAATACAAAATAATATGGATAACAACAAACTTTTTGAATTCAAAATGCCAAAATTCTTATTGGCATTACAGCCCGAGCCTGAGCATTTGCCCAATAATTTTCACTTCATCTACTCACCTCTCTACTTATCTCTGATATTGGTAATTAGAGAGCGTACACAGCAGATAGTTCTTAACAGAGAATTAAAGGATAAGCCTCAGAAGTTATATGTATTCAATGAATATGAGAAATTCAAGCTCATAATAATTCAGAATAACGTAAAGGTAACAGGAGGGGAATTAGCCCCCGCTATTTCTGAAACACAATTCTTAGATGAAGCGTGGGAATGGTATAACACTAATATGATAACACAAGAATAATTATGACACCACACGACAAAGTAATATACATCATTCAGCAATTGGAGATATCCGATAGCAAGGTAGCACGTGCGATACAGAAGAGTGTATCAACGGCGACGCACAAGCGACTACGATTAAGAGATAACAAATTCACTGAGGAAGATTATCAACGAATACGTGATTTCTATCTCGAAAAATTCAGAAAAATAGAAATGTTATAATAAAAATTTTCGAAAGTTGTCCCTTAAATAATAACTGATAACTGATAAAAGGTAAAAGTTTGTTTTATAGTCTTTTACCTTTTATTTTTTGGCTTCTTAAAACCTCCCTCCTACTTTCTTACATCTCCATTATAGCACTACTACTGCTCACATATAGGCTACATACTGCCTATACCTTGCACCTCATTATTATATAACGCCTCCTGTTTCCTCTTACTTCTTCTCTCTTATTTAAAAAAGTCCTTTCACACTCTTTTTTAACAGCCTATTTTTGCATAATAATCTGTTACTTATGATAGATATTTGCAATATCCCCGAACCATTTACTCGAGAAATCTCACACGTGCTTCTCTTTGATGCTGCTTCTTTCAGTTTCAATCAGAACCTGCGTGCACTCACCCCCGATGTGAACAGCTATTTGTTGCGTATCGACTTGCATAACCCCTCTCCCTACAACCGTAAGGTGAGTATCAAGCAACAAAATCACAACAATTATTACGATGTACAGGTGTCATTACCTATCTATGATTTGTCCAAAGAAACACGCAAGAAGATCATCAGCTTTCACAAACAGTGTAAGTACGTGGTGGCTCTCGTTTCACAGCAGGAAATGCTCATCGTAGGAAATGCCCGAGAACCCTTTACCCTCAGCGTAGATGATAACATTACAGATAATGGCAGAGGAGCCGACACCTATGTAGTAACCCTTACAGGGCAAACCATTATTTTTCCAAATATCAGTAAAATTACCGAGAAATTCCGTGTCCTTTTCTTTTTGCCACCCTTACAATAATTTTGCACTGTAAATCTGTTATCTAAATATGTTTTTTTCAATAAATCATAGTTATTTAGTTCAGAAGCTCCCCGAGCTCCTCTTAGCCTTCCGCAAGGGAGGCTTTGAGAGCTCTCATTGGTATGAGGAAGTCTATCAATGGGATTTTCAGGAGCGTAATGCCTCACTACAGTATGGGCGCAAGTTTTTTCCCGTGATTGTAGACTTAAAAACTCCCATTGTTAAATACACCTCCTACGGCTACATCGGCACTCAATATATTAGTTCTCTTTTAAAATCTTTAGATTCTCATCCTTCCGTTACCGCTATCGTTTTAGATATCGATAGCGGGGGCGGTATGGTGAGCGGTACTCAGGAGCTTGCTCACACAATTTGCTCTATGCAGAAGCCTACCATTGCCTATACAGGCGGGTATATGTGCAGTGCAGCCTATTGGATTGGAAGTGCGTGCGACAAGGTAGTAGCTGCGCCATTTGCCGAGTGTATTGGTAGCATAGGAAC